TTACCTGCGAATGACCAAGGGTAGATTTTAAGCATAACGTGGATCGTGCTATTGGTTGTTAGCTGAAAATCGTCTCCTGCTTTGCTACCATCCTTCATATATTGGCGTGGCTTACTGTTGGCGTCCTGGTAGGTCTTTTTGACAAGCTTGGCGATACGTCCAGTATTATCCTCGTTTTGCGGAAATATATCTTCAATATCAGTTGCGTAAAACGGCTCTGCTTTTGTTTTGTCGCTTTCCTTCCAAGCTTTGCGCATTTGGTTGGCTAGGTCTTTGGCTTGCTCGTGATCCATAATGACGTGCATTTCATACTTGCCGTCTGCGTCCGTTGCATCGCAAGGGATACTGCCTCCTTTCGGCCTGTTTTCAGTAGGCGTGGGGTCAAACTTGTATGCTCTGTCCAGTTTTGGCCAAAGTGCTTTTACGTTTGTTAATCTATAATCCATGTTTGTCTCCTTTTTTATTGGTCTAGATAATCGGGTAGGTTATGCATCGAAAAGCTTCCCCAACGCGTGCTATACGTGCCGGTTTCCTTTGCTTCTGCGATTTCTTGTAATGCTGTTTCAACAACGTTCGTTGCGTATTCCAATGCTGCCATGTCTAGCGTGTGGAAGTGCGCAGGGTAGGGCCATTCTTTTTCTACGGCTAAGAAGCCAAAGTATTGCACCTCTACTTCTAGGAGCTTGGCACAAAGCAAATAGTGCGCAGCCTGGTAGTGATACCCCAAGCGAAAAATGGCCTTGCCAAAATTTCTGGGATCAGCTTGCGCGGCGCTTTTTACGTCTCCCATAACTCTGAGCTTTGGCGAGTAAATGTCTGGTCTGCATTTCAGCAAGAGGCCAGTGCTATGCTCTACAAAGTAGCTATGCTCCACTTGCTTATCTTTTTGCTGTAGGAGCTTGCCGCAATGCTGATCGTTCATCAAACCGCCTACGATTTCGCCGTAATCAGCTTCGACGCCATTGACCATGCCTTTTACCATATCGTAGTCTTTGCGTGGTAGAACGACCTTGCCTTGCGCTTGGGCTAGTGCATCGAGTTCCTTGAAAGCCTTTGTTGCGCGTGACTTCTCATCTGAGACTAAAACGTTGCCTAGTTCTTGTTCTAAAGCCATGCTATGAACGGCGGTTCCCACGTCTGCAACATGCTTGGCGAGGTTGAACTGATTATGCATCGCATGAAACGGTGACTTGGTGATCCATAGCTTTAAGAAAGAAGCGTTAACCCCTGTTTCTGCATGATAATCTGCGTTTGTTATATCTTTGTGTATGCCTTGTTTCATGTGTTTGTCTTTCTGTTTTTAGCATCAATTTTTGCTCTCAAAGGTCATATGAGTAACCCTTGCGTTGCCGCTATCTTGCCAACTTGATAATTTTTATTGTCGCCCTTTGGATAACTGCAAATGTCGTAGTTTAAGTTTGCTAAACGCTCTTTTCTTTGCTGCTTGTTTCCGCAAATGTAGACATATCTGTGCTTACGTGGGCGCTCTATCGTGTTATCTTTATCCCATTTAACACTTCGAGAATGTAATGTGGTAATAACGTCTTTTCGTTTAGCAGACAGGCCAGTATAAATAAAATTTGTAGCTTGATAAATGTAACCGTGATGATTTGCGCTAGTGTCTGCGTAACTTACAATTAATTTAGGAGTCGGCAGTTTTTTTAAACAAGCACCGACAAAGAAAGAAGCTAAATTTTTTTTATTTTCTACTAAAAATAATCTATTTAACTCTAAAACTTCGTGACGGTAATTTGGCCCACATAAACCTATACAGAGTTCTTTGGAGGGTGGTGATCCAAAAGTGCACACGCCTTTTAATATCTGGTAGTTGTACAATGCAAACGCATAAGAAACAGAGGGTAGGCGGTGCAAATAATGATTTTGTATAAGTAAATCATGCACTGTTTTCTTTGGAACCTCTGTCACAGTATATGCAGAAAATTGCTTACTCACTCTACAGCCCTCGCATATGCAGCCATCAACAACGCTTCGGCTCTGTGCTCATCCTTTTTGCGCTTTAGTTGGTCGCTTACTTTGGGAAACTGTTGGATGGCGAGGCGTCTTGCACCGTCTTTATCTGCCGGTACGTGCAGCATCTTTTTCCAACTTGCAGGCGTAACAATCTGGTGCTTGATGTTCAGCACGCCTACCGTTGAGAGGATCTGGCCGTAGCCCATACCAATTTTAAAGGCAGAGCTAACGCCTTGCTTGGGCCTTGCCGATTGTTTTTCTATTATAAGAAAGTCGATCTGCGTGCTTTGCAGTATGTCTTTCAATTCGTGTGCGTTTAAGCCACCTTCTGCAAAAACAGGTAGATCATACACTTGGCACCAATCTCCGCAGAGTAGGGCAACGCCACCAGTTTTGTAGCCTGGGTCAATGCCGCAATAGGTTCTATCTAGCCCCATTTTGCGCCTCATATCTGTGCTTTAATATTTGCTGAAGCAAGGATGCGACGCTGCGCCGATCCTCTTTTGCTTCGTTTTCAAGCTGTGTTTTTAAATGCCCATCAATTCTGACGAACAACGTAACCTGTTGATTTTCCATGTAAAACTCTCGTGCTTGTCGTTTTATAATAAAATACTGTGTTTAGTACTTGTATACTGATAGCAAATTGCTATATAGATAAAGGAGACAGTAACAACACAGGAGCAATACACATATATTATACAAAGGCTAAATACTAATTAACAAAGGAAGAAACAATGAAACACATTATTGATTACGACCACGTTTGCAGAGTTTGCCAAGGCAAGCAACGCATATTCAGATGGGAGTACTCACCAACAACGGCAAAAGAAGTCTTGGTAGGTGAGGATTGTGATTACTGTGTAGGCGGTTATCGCGCTATCACGATAGGCAAAAAAAACAAATACTAGACATAAAGTCTAACATTCATATGCTAAAAAAAACTGGAGGAAATAGCCATGAAGTATGGAGGCTTCATTTTTGGTGCGTCGGAAGATCACCAGAAACAGCAACGTAATGGAATAAAAGCATTAGCCAAAGCCCAAAGCGCAGAGGTTAAATGGTTTACAGAAGATGAGGGGCGTCAGAGGCGCGATACAGAGGACCGTGAGGAGCTACAAGCGTGCGCTAAGTATTGCCGCACCAATAACGCGACTTTCACGCTCAGTTCGCTCTCTGGATTCACCAAACGCAAATGGCAAGGGTTAACGTGGCTTAAGCATCAAGTCGAAATGCATGACCTTAGTATTGCCGTTGCAGATGATCAAACAATAAGCAAAGGATCATTGCATGTGTTGAGCGCAGCGGCTGACATACAACGCAAACGTGTTGCACAGAAAAGCAAAGCGGCGTTGGATGATATTAAGCGCAGACTTGATGCCGGTGAGGAAGTCATTGCCAAACGCTCTGGAAAAAAAGTTGACAGACTAGGTTTGCGTGAGAATATCAGTGAGTCTGGAAAGCTAGGCAATCAAGCCCAAGCCAAACTTGCAGCAGAACGTGATGCAGACGTTTGGCCACTTATTGAGAAATATCTAACTCAAGGGCTAGGATACAATGCGATTGCACGGCAGTTAAACATTCAAGAGATACCAACGCCAAATAATTCAGCCAGGTATAAACGCGATACGTTAGGCGTCTGGTATGCCTCGACCGTGCGCAACATTGTTTTACGGAGGAACAAATGAAACCGAATTACCATAAACACTTTTTTTATAGCAGTACAGCATACACTTTTATATATCTGGCGAACTCGACTAACAAGCTTACACAGGTTTTTAAACGTCTAGCTTTAGGCAGTGACGCAACGATCTGGCTTGGAAAAGAGCAACCATTCAGAGCAGTTGCGCCGCCAGTTGCCGGAGGGTCAAATGTCCAAGCATGATGCAAAAATAGATTTTATAGAGGCGCAAGAGACGGAATTGGCTGAGAAAGATAAAATACCGCATTACCCAACGGACGGTAATGATCTGCGCGACTTCCGAGAGAGCCTCATCCAACGCTTTATCCAAACCCAGATTAAACTTGAGCACCAGATATATTTAGATAAGAAAAAGTGGTCCGAGTATAATGAAACCGCACGTTGGACTTTCGCAACGCCAAACCGTCAAATGGTTTTTTGGATGTTTGCAATGAATGGCATTGGCGACGGGTTTTCAGTCTCAAGGGCGGCAGATTATCTCCAACGCGATAGAGCAAGTGTTAGCAAAGATTTGTCGGAGCTTCACGCTTTGAAGTATATTCTACGAAATACAAAAGAGGGCTACCAGCGGTATTACTTGCCGTCGCAACGGCTTTTAAATGATGCCGCCTGGTACTCAAATTACTATGTAGACTTAACTATAAGCTTAACTGAGGACAAAAACCGTGCCGCATTTTTTGAGTATAGATCAGCCGAAAGAGACTACTTCAAATTGCAAAAAAAAGCGTGACACTGTGCAACAAAAAATATGTGTACACGTCACATTGATTTATATTTTTCCGATGTTAACCTTAGAGACAGGAGTAACACATTAGTGAGACAGAAACGACGCAAAAGCAATCCAACAGTCCTAAAGATGGGGATGGGATTAATGCGCTTCAAGAGACGGGTTGATATTCCCATGTGGCATGTCGATCATATCCAGAAGACCGTTAACATTCTGCGTGAATATGCTGATCGCATAGAATCTACGCTGGAAAGCAATTCTATGCGAAACTCAGACAAGACGTTGGCGGCTCAGTACATGATCCAATCTATGAATACGGACATGGCTTGTATGACTCCAAAAGACCCTCGGGAACGTGGGGCAGAACGCGGTGGGTATAATCACGGCTACGGACGCGGTTATCTCGACACAAACGGCTTTGACGAGTTGTTAGCGCGGGATGATATGGATGACTAAATACTACGTTTAGTAAGTATAAAAAAGTGTTTAGTACTTGGATAAAAAAAGAAAGGACTACGATGTTGAGGCAACAAAAACATTATAGTGAAGTATTAGAGGGCAGTAGCGGTATAACTTCACGTAATCAGACCAAGGGAAATGTATATGGTATTCGCATAATATATATTATCTCTCTTTTAACTGTACGAACTGAAAACCAGTACAGACAGATTAAACAGTACTGTGAGAACAGTCTATTCTGTGCTGTACTTGGGGATATAATAGGGGGGCTTTCATTATTTGCCCTCTTATTCCTTGCCCTTATCTTTGGGGGAGTTTTGCTATGAACGTTATAAAAGTAAAATTCCGCAAAGAAGATGAGGAAGCAACGCTACGGCCAGCCTTTGAAGATAGCATGACTGATCTTGCTGAAAACCTTGCAATTTGTATGGCAGAAATACGCAAGTGGGAAGGATTTAAGCTTGCGGCAGCTTCCGCTTTAAGTGAGGGCATGGACCTTTTAGATATTGCAGAACTGCAAACTGAAAACCATGTCTTTAAAATTAGCAATGGGGAGCTTGAAGTAGATTTTTACAAGGGGAGTGTGCATTAATGAGACACCCACTTTCCCCTGTGCAGAAAGAAATCTACGACTTTATTGTTGATTTTTATAAGCAGAACGACAACGTAAACCCCTCACTTCGCATTATTGCAGACGGTCAAATCAACGGTAAGCAAGTTATTAAGAAACGTGTGAACCGTGAAAACATCAGACGTAGAATAAAAACGCTTTGCGAGAAGGATTACTTAGAAGAACGCTTTTTCCGCAATGTTGCGTATTGGGTGCCTAAAGATGTCGGGTGAGGAGCAAGACAAAAACAGCGCAGAACTTTCAGCAATAGACTTGATGTTAGCAATGGCACAAGTTGAAAACCGAGCAATGCATAGGCTGTTTGGCGGTAGGCGAACTAAAGTAAGTCAGCCGGTGGATCGAAACAAAAAGCTGAAGCTTACGACAAAAGCACGGATGGTTAATCGGATGCTCCATATGGATATGACTGACACGCAAATCGCAAACGTGTTGGACACTACCAGGCAGTCTGTTAGCCAAATTAGATCACGCTATGATTTACCTCGAAAGTCAGAGCTATGATTACATATTATACCGCCCTTGTTCTTGGCTACACGTTAAACGACGAAAAACTAGCGGGAACTTTTTGGATGAACTCATATGACCAATGCGTTGAGGCTATGACACACCTAGAGGATATGTATGATTTTTTAGCTGATTACGTCGTAGAAGATAACCGCACCTTTATGTGGTGCGAAAAATCAGACGTGCCTAGCAATGATCTTGTTAAACCAAGGATGAGGACCGGCAGTTAAAAGGAGTAAAAAATGAAGTGGCGAATAGATAACAAAGAAAAGTTATTAATTCTTGATGAAAATTACGAAATAGATTTTGACCGATTAGGTGAGACTGATTGGTTTGGTCATTTAGCTTCAAAAAATTGGGTTGATATGCAAGACTTATTTGAAGCATTTATAAGTGCTTTTAAAGCAGCAGATAAAGCTTTAGACGAATCTTTTTTCAACAACTTTCACAAAGCATATAAAGCCAATGTTGACGATAAGTTTTATAGCATGTTGTTAAAATTACGGTATGAGAAAGAGGATAAGCTTTTTTATAAAGTGAGTGACTTTAAATCTAATGAAGTGTTAATTAACGAAATAATAAGTCAACCACCGCATTTATCTGTGATTAGCACTTAACTTAACCATTGATAGATTTTTTTGGTTTCTTTATTTCTGTGATCCAAGCCAGTGTAGCCACCATTCACTCGCTTGGTGATCTTTTTTATTACATCGTCATTCACACCTTCTTTAGCAAGTTTAAACAAGCCATTGCGATTGAAGAACCATATTGCTGTCTCGAAAGCATATTCCTTCTCTAACAGGGATGGATCATTGATAACCTCTGGCTTTCCCATATCTGCTGCAAATGCTTTCGTATTATTATAGCCGGTTAACTGTAAAAATCCGCGTCCAATATATAAGCTTGCCATGCTAGGTGTTTCATTACCCATTCTGCCCACGTAAACCTTTTCAGCGAGTGCTTTTGGGTTACGTGCATACGGCTCTGCGCTTTCTTCAGTTGGGAAGCGGCTAGGCCAAACCTTCATCATGGCTTCTACTGAGTAATTTAGGTTTTCTTTAGTGTACTTAAACGTACCGCTTTCGTGTATTACCTGACCCAACAGGTGTGCACCTTCCTCTGGCGATAGATCGTAATGTTGCACAATTGCTCTAGCCGTGTTAGGGCCAAATGAGCCATCTGGTGCACAACCGCATTTATCTTGCAATAGTTTTAATGCTTCGCTCATTGTCCTAACTCCACTGCTTTTGTTCCCCATTGCCGGGTATAGCCGTCTGCCTCATAACTCTCTGCCCACTTATTTTCTGTAAATTCTGCAAACTTAATGAGGGCTTCAGCATCTCCGTATAGTTGGTCAATCCAACTTGCGTTTTCTTTTACTTGATCTTCTAGGTGATAAATCTTGTGCATTTGGCTGCTGATCCACCACACGCCGCCAACCGTCTGCATAATGATTGCCACAACAAGGGCTAAAGGCACCTTTAAATCAGCCATTGGACTTACCTCCAACGTAACCACCAACCACGCCAATCACGCCTGTCATGCTCATTTGCAGCAATCCAATTACGCTTTCGTCTAGTTCGCCGCCATGTTCGTTAGCCATTGCAAATTCATCATAAACAATCAGGCCAAGCAAACTCATCAAACCAACAGCCATGACTAAAACAACTATGTCTTTGATGTACTTCATTACTTTCTCCCAAAGAATTTAGTTGCTGAACGTACACCAAAGGAAGCAGCGACAATTACGCCAAGCGTATACTGATACCACTCTGGCATTGTCTCTAAGGCCGTAAAGCCATCTGCAACAACGTTTCGGCCAGTATCGCCAAAGAAAACCAACACAAGCGGGATGCTAAACAAAATCGTTAGCCATTCATCTTTCCAAGACGATTGAGAGCCTTGCGCCATGATCCTTTCCCAATCAGCAACGCTTGTTTCTTTACTCAACATAATTTTTGCTTTTGCTTCGGCTTCTGTAAGCTTTAGCTTTGCATCTGCCGCTTGCTTTTGCGTCTTAGCGTTAAGCCAACCGCCTGCAAGTTCACTTATTGGACCTATTAAAGCTTGTATCATTAGTCACTCTCCATCTGCATGGTTGTTTTCTTCGATTCTGCTTTTGCTGAATATGCGTTGAAGCCCATAAACGCTGCCACAACGCCACTAGCTGCAATGACGTAAACACTCGCTATGTCTGTGATTAAGCTTGCTGCTTTGTCGAAACCCAACACCGACGCAAGCAAGATGATAAACGGATAGATTAGCATACCCATCAGAGCAAAACCTGTGAGACGTCGCTCTGCATTTCGCTTGAGAACACGGTCAATCATTTCCAGGCGTCGCTCTTCAAGTGCAATCTTGTTCCACTCTGCTTTTTCTATTACGCCGTTGCCGTTAGTGTCAGCCTTATCAAACTCTGTCATTGATTCGCCTCGCTATTCTTAATGCAATTCCTCGGTCTTTTGTTATTACGATCACCTTGCCGTTTTTGTTGTAGATTATGTATTTTCCGCGCCATTCCCTAAGTGTCACAATTCTATTTTAATGCAGACGACCTTTGATTTTTCGTTCGTTACAAGAACTTTAGCTTCATCTTTCGCTAACTCGCACACCTCTTGTTTGGTGTAGCTGCCAACATGATAATGCTCAAATTCACCACCATTTGCTGCGCTTGTCGTTAATTGAACCCAAAGTAAAACCCACATTCACCACCTACCTTGCCATTTGCCTAAGAAGTAAAAGCCTGCAAACAAAATGCCTCCACTCAACACAAAAATGACCGCGCCAATTGCAAAGTTGATAGCCGCATCAATCTGTTCTTGCTTACGGTAAATCTCATCTTTGCGTTGCTTACGCATTTGAGCCTCAATCTGTAAAACCTCTTTCCATGCACTAGGGCCATACGTCCAAGAAATATGATCCTTAATTTCAGCCCTCATTTGCTCCATCTTTTTCTTATTAGCAAAAATTTCGATTGCTGTTTCTTCATCAGAACCTTTAAATGTCTTTTTCCAAAATGGCGGGTCTTTTTCTCGCTTTTCTAATTCGTTAAAATCGCTAAAAGCCTTGCCCCAAGTTGACAGTTGGCTTGTCATATCTTGAAAATCACGCCCTGCACTTACTGCACCCTTTAGAGCTTTAAATGCGCCTGTCGCTAAAGCTACGCAGCTAACCGGGTCCATTGTCCTAGCTCAGAAACGTCATTCTAAGTAGCAACAGCAAGCTTGCACCAGTTATGCAAATCATAATGGCTTCCATGCGCTTGATGCGGTTATGCAAGTCTTTGAACTGTATTTTCATTTCAGTTTTGATTTCCACCACCTTTTTTTCCTTTTCATCAATTTGAGTATTGTCAGAAGCTACTGTACGTTTATCAATGCTCACTACTTTCCCTCCCAATTGCGTAGTTGGGAAAACTCGCCATCCATTAATTTACGTTTGATGATTTCTTGGACAGCGTGGGTATCGCTCCAATTAACGCCCGCCTCGCGTAGCCAGTTTGTGACTAGGGCAGGGTTAATGTTGCCGATATGCTTATAATCGCTGCCTACGACGTTAGGTGAGGTTTGACGTGCATACTCAGCATCTTGCAGCATACCAGACGCATCAAAGGTACGCTTGATAATCATTTGATCGCCGTCAAACGTTACCTTTTCGCCTATTTGGTTGTTAGCCATCTTCCCAAGCCTCATTTACATCTGGTGTGCTTGGATCATCAGCTTTTAGCGTGCCGTTTGCGTTTCTTGCCCGCTTTTTTGCTTTTGGTTTTGATGAAGTAAATACAGCTTCCTCAACCACAATAAGCGTGCCAGGTTTAAATTCTAATATCTGATCTATTTCAGCTTGCGGTAGGTCTACTATATCACCACTGCGCTTAATGCCTTGCGACGTAGACATAGACCTATAGTTTATTTATACTTTCACTGTTCTGCCTCCTAAGAGTATTTTGTACTTGTATAGTATAGGGGCGGCGAACCGCCCCAACAAATTATGACGTAGTGTTGTCAGCAATGATGCCAGACGCGGCTTCGTTTTTGCAGACGAGTGTTAATTCCTGAACAACCTGTCTTGTTGAATTATCGCCTGTTTTGGCTAACTCAACATTCTTTGCCGGTCTAAGAACTGCTACTTCCCACATATCATCCTGCATGATGAAAACGTCTCTTGAACGGTTCTCTCTAGATGGTTGGAAAGCAACTTGACCCCAAGGCGTTAGGTAGATTGACAGTGAGTTAATCACACGCTCACCATCTGCAACAACGTTGGCTCTCTGGTTATTATTACCAGTGAAAGCCAATGCTTTATTCATTTGAAAAGCAGAGAGGTAACAAGTACCTGGAGTCCCGCCATTTTCCCAAATGCTTTGCATCACATCGTCGAATTTAGCTTGGCTAAAAGCTGTCGCTGTGCCGTCATCAGTACGCGCATTGCTGCCAGTACCGTTGGGGTTTGCGCCAGAATTACCTGATTGGAAGTTGACGTTTGAAGTCATCCAAACAGGAGCACCGGCCATTTCGCGTGCAGTTGTAGCATTACCATCTACTTTTGCATTATTATCAAAAAGAGCTTTTTCTACATCAAGCTTTTGCTCTTTAGAGATCTTTAACACCTGGAATGCCATCTCACGCGCTCTACCGGCCTTGTCCAAACCTTCATCTGTGTCTGGAACGACAACTGCGTTTTTGAAGATTTGTGTTCTGTTGCTCAAACGTGTTGTTGCTGTTCGAGCTTCAGCAGTAGTTGCATCACCTTCGATATGTGCGTTTGCAGCACTTGATCTTAGGCTATCTGTTTGCCATTCGTGCAAAGTGTTGGACGCCTTAGTTTTGCGACACTTCGTTAGAAATGGTGTTTCTTCCATTACCTTCAACTAGGTTCGTTACTTCCTAGCCCGTCTTGCGACTGCTACGGCTTTCACCGCAGATGAGACTATATCATCACCCTACAATTTAGGGGTTGGGCGCTTCCATTCACTTGAATGTACTCCTTGCGGATAGTCGTTGAACCTTCCTCATTTGAGGCTTGGCTGCTGATTGGCATATTCATTTTCATAAACTTAGCTTTCCAGACAATTCACCCAATTATTACTAATTATTACTAACTAGCAGCCCAAAGGTTTAGGCGAAACGTTATAAATAACGTCCTGAAGGTCTTCTTTTATGCCAACAGCATCATAGCTGTCGAACGTGTTACTTGGTTGTGCCATTTTGTATTTCCTTTCAAAAGGCTTAACTGTTTAGGATTAGATCAACTGCATCATCAATTGACCCGGTTTTACGCAAGCGGTCTTGTTTTTGCTTACGTGCTTTAGCTTTCCCAACATTCGGCATTTTCTTCGCACCGGCTTTCACTGGGGCAATGCTCTGCTTTTTAGAGGTGGCTTTGCCGCGCTTTTGCAAAAGCTTACGAAAACGCATGGCATCATACAGTGCTAGTATATACCTGTGATCTCGTACGCTTTCCAATTCCTGTGGCGTCCATCCGTAGTACTCTCCTACTTCCATCAAGCCTTTTTTTATCACTTCGCCTTTTTGTGGGTCTGCAATATCAGGTAACTTTTCTGAAAGTAATTGAGTTTGCTGTTGGGTAAACGCTTGCAATTGCTGTTGCTGCTGTTGTTCTTGCTGCTTTTGCATTTGCTGAAATTGTTGCACTTTGGTATCGTGTTCAGCCTTTGCCTCGTCGTATTCCAACTTGCTTTGCATAAAAGCTATTGGATCGGACTCAAACAAATCCTTTGACGGTGGGGTAGGCTCTGAGAAACCAGTTTGTTGCGCTTTTTGAAAAAACTTTAATTGTTGTTGTTGCTGTTGGGCGAGGGCAGTAGCTTGCTCTTTGTAAGCTTTTTCAAGCTTCGCAACCTCTTGCATCCTCTGGTTGATGTAACCTTGCCCGGCTGCGGATTGCTTAAGCTGATCCAGTGTCCAGTTCTCCTCTTTGCCGTTTATTTTTACGGTGTGGAGACTGTCTTTTTCAGTGCTTTCCTCTAGGACTTCTTCTACATCGTCGCTGTCAAAATCAAGCTCTGACAGTTCTTCATCATCAAATTCTAAAGTTTCTTCGCTCTCAGCATCTTGCTCAGTTGGCTCAACAACTTCTTCTTCTGATGTTTCTACTACTTCTTCTTCTGTAGTATCTTCAGTAGTAGTGTCTGGTACTTGTATAAGCTGCTCAACGGCAGCATCAATTGTGTTAGCTGTGTCGTTCACGGTACTAACCCTTTCTTAAATCTAAAAATGTCTCTGCTGCTATTGCAGCGTCAAGGTTCATTTCGATTAAATTTAATGCACGAATTACTGCGTGCGCTTCTTCGCGTGCCTCAATATCTTTGGCATCGCTAGTTGCGAAAACGTCTTTTTGACGCTCTCGAACATCCTCAACAAACTGCTTAAATGCAGTATCGTTCTTTAACCTTTTGGCCTCATCAGCCGTTATACGAATATCGCTCATTGTTGTTGTGCAATCCCTGCAACTGTGCGCAATTTATCTTGTTCTGCTTTAACTCTGGCTACATCAACAGCCTGACCGTATTGACCAGCTACCTTGGCCGCATCAACAAGTAAATCTTGCGCCATCTGATCGCGTTTCAAATCATCTTCTGCTGCGGCTTTGGTTGCGTCTAGCTGTAGCTTCGCCATGTCAGATTGCATCTTAGCTTGTGCTTTCATTTGCTCTGCTTGCAGATATGCAACGTTAGGGTCTTGTTGCTGTTGCGCCATCATAGCTTGTTGTTGCTGTTGTAACGCCAACATTTGCTGTTCGATCTCCTGGTTAATCGGCGCAAAGTATCTATCTGAGTTACGCACACCGGCTGTTGCCATCATGTCAGTGATTGTATTGCGTATGTTTGTAAGGCTAACCAAGCCATTCATAGGGCCATACTGTTGATATACTTGGGTTTGCATTGTTAGTGCTTGCTGTAAGGCAGCTACTTTTTCATCTTCTCGTCCAGTACCCAAGCCAACGTTTACGCTTACATCCATTGATAAATCCCAAACTCTAGGATCAACTGGCACAAACTGACCATTCATACGCATCATTTTTTCTTCGTTAAAGTTCTTGTGCATGATACGCAGAATAATTTTAAACAAGTCTCTTAGCCCATCAGCAAGATTACGGACCATAACTTCAACTTGGCCTGCTGCTGCCTCTACACTTGCTGTAACGGCTGCTTTGGTTGTGGACTGCATCGCATCAGGGTTAAGAGCCATGTTTTGCGTAACGCCTGTTTTTTGCTCTACAAGCCTATCTAAGTATGTCAATGCGCCTAATGTTTGGCCTGCTGTAAATGGTATGCTTAAATCTTGTATGCTGCCTTGCTGCCTCATTCTAACCAAGCCGCCAATCTCAGCGTTCATAAGGTCCTCAACGTTCACACTACCTTCGAGAAAACCAAGTCTAGGGTTGTTTGTAAGGGCAACATTATCCAAAATGCCCCTCAAGATCGCTGTGCTTGCGTCTTGGTCATCTGCAATAAGCTCACAAAGGCTACGTCCATAAAACGAGTGTGGCTCTGGGTCTACTTCTAGCTTTACCATTGGCACTTCATCGCAAGGCTCAAAGTCTAATAATTCATATGCAGTGCCACCCAACAGAAACTTGTGCAAAACAGGCACACCAGTGCCATCAACATCCATACGCATATAGGCTTCTGTAATTGTAATGTTTTTCATTGCAGGGTCTTGCTCATCGTCATCTGCAAAGTCTTCATCATACCCTTGACGCGCTTGCACCTCTGCTTCTGTTATTTCTGAGCCGCTTGTTAAGCCATCAAGGTTAAAAACTATGTCTGGGTCATAGCCCATTGCAATCACATCACCGGCACGCATATCAGTTCTGTGCGCTACAATGTAAGCGTCATCAATAGTACGCGCATCTCGATTTACGAAAAACTCCTCTGGTGGTACGCTTTCTATGCAAAGATCGCCTTTCATTTCTTTGCGGCTAAGTTTGACTGCAAATATTGGTGCTTCCACATCCATGCCAAACTCATCCATTTCCATACGCCTTTCCATGCTTTGCTCAACCACTCCCACGGCGGGCTCGCTTGTAAGTCATCTGCACTCCTCTTCAGACAGGTCTGGTACTGGTTATA